GGCCTGGCAGGCGTAAAATGCTGGTACCAGTTTCGTGAGCTGGATCCACTACCAACGGGGGAGCCTAACCAACTCCTTTCATTTATCGATTGGTTATCGATGTCCGCGCTGATGCCAGTCAGTGCAGCTAGAGCTGTCTCGCGGAGTTAGATGTCAACTGTCTGCACGCTAAAGGAATCGAGGCGAGCATGCAAGATATCTTGCGTGAGCGGGCTGGTTTGGATAATCTAGGCCAGTACCGATCGGATGGGCGTTCGAAAAAGCTCTCCGAAGCGTTGCATGCGCTATCTCGAGCTGTCGAAGTGCCTGCGTACGACTACCCGTTGTACAATATGGTCACGGACGTGCTTGGGTATCGTCTCAATGTCTCAGAGGAGAACAGAAGTGTCACCTCGAGTCAATGGGTGGAAACAGCCCTTACCAAATATGGCTGTCCAATTCACCTCACCAGAGACGAATTTCGACACTCCGGAAAACGAAACGGTTGCACCTGCAACATTCGTGATCGGTCCGGACGACCAGACGGCAACCGACGGTCATCAGAAGCGGTCGATACGCGTGGACGGGGATCCGAGCGAGAGGGATCTTTTGTACGCGGTCTTGATGATGAAAACGGGGGAACTGAACTATCCAGTCTTCCGGTTCACGTATCAGATCGAGGAAGTAGAGGACCCGAATCAAAGCTGGCACACCGACTTGCAATTCAATCGGTCTATAGCTCGGTTCGTGGTATCGACGGAAGGCGCAAGCCTCTCGAACTGGCTGAAGTGGTGGAGCGGCATATCCATCGCACTTCTTACGCTGGGCTACCTCTCCTTACCAGTAATGGCGATGTTCTCGATAAGGGACTTCGTCTTGCTCAACGCATTGCCGACGGGGAGCGTCGTTTCGACCCTTACCTTTTCGGTCGCCGCGTGCAGCCTGGTGCTTCTGGTCCAAAAACTCGTTTGGTATGGATGGCGCCGTTGCCTACGAGCATCATTGGTCTGGCTTTCTCCAAGCCGGTTCAAGAAGCTATGGCGCGAAACCGTCCGTACATCTGGGGCCTTCAGAAGCATGAAGAAGGTTCCATCCTGGCGGAGATGGCGGGGCGTTATCGCTACGTTTATAGCGTTGACTGGTCACAGTTTGACGCTTCTGTCTCCCCTTCTCTGATCAATGACATGTTCCGTGTGGTTCGGAGCGTGCTTGATTTGACTGATCGTGAGGACAAGCTTTTCTGGTCCTATGTGAATGATTTTATTCACACGCGTATTGTGTTGCCTGATGGTAACGTTTATCAGGTGCATCGAGGAGTACCGAGCGGATCAGCGTTTACCTCGATGATCGATAGTATGGTTAACGTCTACCTCATGAATTATTTGTGGGTTAGACTAACTGGCCACGCTCTCCAACACAATCAACTCGTAGTGATGGGCGATGATGCAGTCGTAGCGTCAAACGAACGAGTCGAACTGGCCGACTTGGCACGTATAGCGCTAGAATGCGGATTCAAACTAAACGTCGAGAAGTCAGTCATCGCTAGTGCACACGATGATGGGCTAGAGATCAATTTCATCGGTCATGTCTGGAAGCACAGTAGGCCCCGTAGGGCTCACCGTGAGCTAATTACTCGTATGGCGTTGCCTGAACGCCATGCCAAACAGGACCTTGCCCGGTCCTTGACCCGATTGGGTGGGTATGCGCTTAGCAGCGTTGATGGACTAATCATCCTTCTTCAGCTGTACAACCAGGATGACGTTATTAGTGCCCTCAGTCAGTACCTGTGGGAACTGCGCACTAGCAACGGAGACGATAGGTTGCGGTCATTTGATCTCCCTGGAGATCTTAGAAGGCGCATGTTGGT